CCCACACAAGAGTGGCCGTGTAGATTTACAAATTTTAGATTTGATTTATTCAATTTAGATAGGTTGATAATAAGTTTTTAATTTAAGCCACACATTAGTAGAAGTGTCTAGCTGCATTGATTTTTTTGGTCTCCGTTCGCCTTCGCGAAGATAGAGTTTTTCTCCCTTGTGGAACCCAGTCTTATTAGCCCATGCACCATTAGAATTAATAGTAAGGGGCATATCTCCAATTAGAATTTCTTTACCATTTTTTGTAAAAGCAAATCTAATTGCTTGTCGGTATCTATAGACCTTAAGTATGGAAGTTGCTAAATCTTTATAGAGTTTTTTAAAATCTGGATTGAGATACGAGTTTAAAATTTTAATGCCGTTTTTATCGAAAGCACTAAAACTTAAAACTTTATTTGTTGCACCCGGGTCTAAGCCGGCACGGGAGAGAAAGCGGCTCTGTAGAATACTTAAAAAATCTGGATTTTCCTTAATGACTTTTGTTAACATTGTTTCAAAGAATTCCGCAGCTTTATTTCCATGGAGTTTTGTAATTTCTGTCCAATTGTCTGGTTTCCATTCTTCATACCTTAATTGCTGCACTTCGCGGGTAAGGGCTAGCATCGGCGTAATATCTATATTATAATATTGGATAAAATACTTTTTTACTTTTTTATAATCTTTAGATAGAAACTCTTCTCCAGTGGACGTCTTAAACTTTCCTCGACCAACAACCACGAAAAACAGACCACACAACGTGGAGAGCCAAGTTCCTGAAGCAACTTGCGGATTCGCAAGTTTGGCGTATTGTTTTAAAGAAAAGAATACTGTCTCACAAGAGGAATCTGTTTTCCAAATCTTAATAGCAATATCTGCTTTTTGAGTGACTGTCTCACTTAAGCCTTTTTTATTATAAGGAATAATCTCAACTTGATTTATGTTATCAAAGCCTCCGAACATAACTTCTATTGTTTTCTTGATATCAGCTGCGCTAACATCAGTCAGCGGCCCGATCTCCCCTCTCTTCTTGGAGAGGCTTTGTTTATCTTTCTCTGAAATGTTTGCGCTAGCGTTTTCCTCTTCTTCGTTCAGGTTAAGCCGGCATGTATTTAAATTGTCGCGACGCAATAAACTTTCTTCTTCAAACATTTGAGCCAAGACAACACAGCAGCGCGACTCCTCTAACGATTCTGCTCTACGAAGCAGATTTCTTTCACATAATTTCTTCATTGGTATATTTTAAATCAAAGAGGATAATTAAGAGCATCAGCAACAAAAATATTATTATTTATAATACTTTCTGCACTTTCCTGAGCGTGTCCGTGTTCTGAGCATATGTCCAGAAGCCTCTTTCTAGATTCTAGAATGTTATCTTTCATTATATCAACCCCATAAAGGGTCTTGAGAGCCGGGATGAGTCCTACACCATGCGCAAGTCGAGTCCTTAAAATCTCGACTAAAAAATTCCCATTGCCGCATGCAGGATCTAGAAATGTTTTTTCCTCACTTTCCCACACGGTCAGCGGTACCTGTTCCATCATATTGCATACTAATTCTTGTGGGGTAAAAACCTCCCCCAGATGTTTAATCCTTTCATTGCCCTTTGTTTCACTTTTATTTACTTTTTTTGTTTTTTTCTTCGCTGTGGGTGTTAAGAGATATTTCTTTTCCGATTCAGACAATGAAAATAGTTCATAATAATCTTCATTAGTAAAATCTCTGTCTAAGGAGATCTTGGGAATACGACTAAATACAATCTCGTTACCGAATCCTGACCACTTAGCAGTTCGAAAGACATATTGCATCAAAGGAGAGTTTAAATAATGGGCTAGCCGTTGCCCCTGAAGGTCATCGGACACAATTATATAATATCCCATATCCGTACACCCCAATTTTCCATCGTCATAAAAGGGCTTCGTGTACCCCGATCTGGACCACATTACTTTTTTCTTTCCTGCAAAGTCTTGCCGGATTGATGAATACCAAGTTTTTTTATTTGTATGTAACAAAGGATGGATGTGTTGAGATGTTCTTTTTTCACTAACTGAAATATTAATTGTTTTTTGTTTTTCTAAGAGAGATGCCAGCTTTTTTTCGGCTTTCTCTTTTTGTGTTTTAGTTAGTTCGGTTTCCAGACATGCTCTCGTAGTAATAATTTTCTTATTGTTTAACTTTTCCGCATGCCGGATAACATTATGGCATGTGACATAATCGTAACCAACATCAAAAGTCTCATGTGGTTTAAACATAACTTTCTCGTGAATGTTAATAGACTCTCGACAAAAGTCATTGGGAATGTAGAGAATGTTGGGTGAGAGTTTAAACTTAAATTCCTGATTGTCTTGAATAAATGAAGTTGTGGGTAGATCTTCTGTTTTTTTCTGAATTTTGTACTGACTAAAAGAACTACCGATATGAGGGAAAAAATCTCTTGTATCTAAATCCACATGAATAAGAGCGTATTTTTTAAAGAGTTTTAAAATTTTGTTACTTGGGGATCCCCACGATTGGGGTGTAATCCAGCAAAGATACCCCCCCTCGGCTAACCATTCATCAAGCGCCTTGATTGTGAACTCTTTCCAAAGTTTATGCTGAGTTTTATTTCTAGTTAGATTATTTTGAAAAGGAGGATTTCCAAAAATGACGTCATACCTCATGCGCATCGCTCCCTTTAGTTCCCAAATTTCATCGTGCCATTCTTCAATGCAATCTCAATATGATCACCATTGAACCAGCGGCCATGAGTGGAAAACTCTTTGACGGTCATTGGACTTTTAGAAACAAGAGTTGATTGACCTGACTTATAGTCCCATTGGTCATTCACAAACTCAATATCAAAATACATCCCGCGATACTCATAAAGCATTTCTGCAAACTCACTTTCCATATCTTCATGGAAGGTAGTCTGGATATCATCCACATCATAATCCTCTCCACTATCTTCTAGTTCCTCCTCGTTATCAGAGATAATGCCGCCCTCTTCTAGTTGGGTCTTGGCGTCTAGTGCAAACTCCGGAATGGGATCGTTGTCGTCAAAATAATTTTGAAAGGCTTCTTGATAAAAGTCATAAAGCGGACTGAGAAGTTCTGAGTTTTCTAGATGCTCTACTTGGTCATAGTGATTGATGTTATTATATGTCTCGACATCTTCGAAAACAACTGTGATAGGTCGTTCTCCAGATAGATGATCCAGACTGGTTTCAATGAATTCCATTGCTTCTTCAAATTTATTCATAATGTTCTCCGTGGTTGTAAAAAGTAAAAACCCCCGTCGTCGGTCATTTTCGACGGGTACGGGGGTATTATACCACGGGGAGAGCCCCGTGTCAAGCGGGCGAGCGGGGCTTTTTCAACGTCAATAATAACAATCATGCCCTTCTATCATTTCCCCTTCTAGGTGCCACCCGTCTAGGTAGCGGTGGAAAAACAAAGTAACACTTGTTCGTACGTGGCCTTTATAATAAGCGCAGTCCCATTCGCACACGAGTTCACTGTATCCATGATCGTATTGGCGATCGGCGTTTGTACATCTGGGCCTCTCGAAATGATAGTCAACATTGGGCCTTACTGTTGAGCGCATGCGCAGCTCATTATCATACGTATAAAACTCGCATCCACACATAAAAAATAGGCATAGGACAATTAATAATATTCTCATTTTACTTTTCCTTGCTGTTAACTCTGTTAAGCCAGAGTTTCGGTAATAGAAAATTCTTCTCTTTTACCTTGAATGTAATGTCGGACTTGAAGTATTCTCTAAGTCCCTCAAAAGTAGTCGCATCATAAAACTCTTCTATAGTAATTAGTTCGTGCTCTTTGTCTTTTATGTTCCCGAACACTTCGGACGGTTTTGAATACCGAACCTCTTTACCTTTTAACGCATCAAGTTTGCGAAAGTTTCTTCTTGATTTTATAAATGCTTCTGGACTAAACGAAAACCCAAGAGGGATGTTGTCCAAAATAGTTTTTCCCTCAAAAGAAACCAAACAGTTATTCTTTCTTATGGTCGCGCGGTGTGAGCGTAAAGCAGAGTGATCAAAGATTCCAAAGGGCGATGCGACATAAACCCTGTCGTATGTTGTCCATTTGGAAATAAACTTTGAGACATAATAGGAAGAATGTGCTGCGTATAAGATCTGCCAGGATACACTCTCTCTTCGGTAAATGTCTTTTGAGTTTATCGGGACATAAAAAAGAGGAATGTGTCTTTTTCTTCGCCAGCCGGCCCTGTCCATGTTTCTGTTTGCCCAAACTGGATCCAATACCACTTCTCCCATTCTTTCCTGAACTAGTGGGATCATATGAGGGTTACAAGCGATCCAAATGCTGCTACAACCAACGGTCGCACATTCCAATACCGCTCTCTCAATAAGGGTAAGATCATTGTCAATAGGCATTAGGCAGTTATCCCACTCAAAGCCAAAATCTATTTCTAGGTCAAATGAGGGAATAACTCCCACCATATTTGTATGATAATCTAATGCCATTCAGGTAAATCCAAATCTAAAATGTCGTCCATATATTCCCTCTCGTCAAAGTTGTGGAAGATAAAGGGCGCTTTTGTTTTATAACACTTTTGTTCTAGTTGTTCCACCAGCCTTTCTTGGTGCCTCAACGACACCCCTCTGTGAATGTGTGGTCTATCGTGCCTCTTTGGTCCTTTTAGACCAATGGACTTCATTAGGTCCTGCGCGATAAACCTTGCGGAATAGTCAGCATAGCGTTCTTTTTTGAGATCTCGCACTTTGAGATAAGAAATAGCATAAATACGCGGGCCGTCAAACACCATTTCCTTTACGAACTTGTCTTTATTCATTATTCCTTTGGGTTTTCCTGGAATGAACCTTCTTTCTTCAAAACGATCGATCACTTTTATGGCGTTTTTGTTTCTGGTCTCGCAAGGTTCGAAGGTAATGTTGCGAATTTGTTTTGGATCGACAACGTGATAGGTGTTCGCCTTGATCAGAAACTCGTGCTTGTTGGAAGCGATACCCTTTATGCCGCCTTCCATAACCACCAACCCACCTTTGAACGTTATTTTGGGGTAAGACATACCGTGATAGATGGTAAGAGCGCTCATCATCTCTACTAAACCCGCTTCCATAACCATTTTGTTATGCGGGAACCACTTCATTTCAGTGTGAGTGCCCGTCAAGTGGAGTTTATCGCAGATGTTTACCCATTTTTCATCGTATTCCAGCTGATCCCACACTGAGAAGGTATCCCAAGTGGAACTTATAAGCGGCAAGCCGTGTTGGAGGGCAAAAATGAGTGATGAAATGTTGCCCCCAACAACAACTTCATCATACTCATACTCAATCATTGTCCTTATCGGTATGAACTATCAAGCCATAAATGCCCAAAAGGAAAAAACCAACAAAAAGTGGAAATAAAATAACAAGAAGTTTAGGTATGGGCATTTATTTTATAAAGTTTAGTTCTTTTACTAGTTCAGGATCAAGAGCATTCTCTAAATACGCTTCGGTAGCATACGGAAACTCTCTTTTACAGAACATAAGCATAGCCTTGGCGAGTTGCTGCATTTCCCACTGGGCGTGGGGTGTAATGCGCAGGCCGATAAACTTGAACACATTATTTAAGCATGCGGTCCCATAATACATTGTGTAGAGGCTTTGTGGTAAAACACCTCTCGCTTGTTCGCGGCAAACACCAGCGTCCAAAAGAGTCTTATACAAGCCCACAGATCTATTATGGTGTTCCATTACTTGGTGCGATGCTCTCGGGCCGCCGAATACACCGTCTCCGATCTTCGGGTTGATCAAGTTGTCATTGGACGCTTGTCTGTCTGACTCGTCTTGACTTCTAAAAATGCGTGGTTCATAAAACTCTAAATCAAAACTTGTATAACGCCGGCTGATCTCGTTATACGACCAAGTGCGGTGGCGATGGTGTTGAGAACGAACATAAAGAGGAACCACACACCTAAATGTGATCCCGCAATGTTCTAGCGTGCTTGTATGTTTATGCTCAACAAGATAATTAATAAGTTTCTTATCTCTCTCGTCAAGTTCTTTTTTCGTGACCCCGAAGGAAACACGGGCGGAATTAACCACCATTAGATCGTCGCCGTAAGACTGAATAAAATCACAGCGTCCAATCTTATCATCGTATAGATATACTGTATCTTCTTTTATTTCCATTATTTTCCTTTGTGTATTATTGGTAGTTCGTATGTTCTTCTCACAATCTTCCACCTATCTTCGCCAAGCCACCTATTGGGTAAAAGCCCAGCGGGAATGTGCCCATAAGGCACCGCTTCCCACGGACTTGTGCTTGTTCCTTCTTCGTGATTCTCACAGACTTCTTCATAAAAAGCACAGTCAATTAGAGCATACTCGTAGGAATGTGCTAGCGGTCTCACGCAGACGCATTCTCCGTGTGCTGTTGCTGCGAACAGCATAAAGAACGTTAGATAGGGTAAAAAGATTCTCATTCTTCATAAGCAAGAATATTGTTTTCTAAAATAAATAGATGTTCCATTTTGTTTTCATCGACGAATGTCTCTACCATAGTGGTGTCCAAAACCACACAAGAGTTTAGGTCTTCTTCGGAAAACATTTCGCATTTTGATGCGACACCAACTAACTTTGCCTTTCGGTATCTCTGTTGTCTTTGTTGGAGATACTCTGCTGGTAAAAGCACTGCTGATGTTTCTTCACTTTCTTTTTGAATCTCGCAAAGTTCTACTTTGAGAAATCGGTGACACGGTTTATACATTCTCTAACCTCTGGCTACTGAAACTGTTGTTAGCAGCTTCTTATACATTTCTTGTAGCTCTTCCAGATCTTCATCCTTCCGTAACATGCGATAAGCTCTTACAGCGAGCCTCATTTCTTCCCCTGTAAGCCAACCATTTTCTTTATAGTTGCCTCGTAGGTCTCTCTTGGACTCCTTGTAGGGCTCCATTTGCATTTCGAGAGCATCAAAAGCTGTGATGAAATCCCGAATCTTTTCTGTTTTTTCTTGATCTGTCATTTTTCCTCCGTAATAAAAGCGGACCCTATAATTATAAGATCCGCTAATGCGTTTGTCAAGTGTTTTTGTTTAGGTGATCTCACAACCGTGAGGTCCCGCACAAGCCAGTTCTCCTGTGAGATCTGTATTATCTTCATCTTCTCTGATCTTGGATAGATCTACATCCCGCAAAGAGCCTAATAGAACTTCGTACGTCTCTGGGGAGCATTCCTCAAAAGGCGCCTGTTCGTAACTCCCGCCATCGTGAGGTAACACCGAAAGCCCATTATAGACATTTCGGTATTTCCACATCCAACGTCCTACTTCGTCCCATTCACCTTCGCGAACTGAAATAGTTGCTGAAACATTGTGTGTATTTTGGCCCTTTATGTGCCCTGGCTTTACCCACTCCTCCGATACTCTTCTTACTCTTCGTAAAAGAGATAGGGCGCTCTCGGTTCTATAAATGGCTCCTTCGGGAGACTTCTGCGGAACTGAAATAACCGCCGTATCGTGAGGGCGGAAATACTCGTCTTCCACCAGTTCTGGGTGGTTTTTGGCAAGATGAGCATAAATGGCTTCATTCTTACCAACCCGCAAACGACGAATGTAATAGTCACTATGCCAAGCGTGAATACCAGAGGAAGTTCCCAATGTTAGGGAAGTTGTTCCTGCGGGCTTCACACAAGTTGTTCTGGCTGCGGGACGAATGTCAATAATTTCTGCTACCCTTTTATTTTCTTCCTTCACGACTTTTGCGCCTGCTTTCATGTCTAGATCCAACACAGTACCAGAAGCAATACCAGTCATTGATACACCGATAAGCGAGTCTTTTTCTGTTGTTCTTTGCCAAACATCGCGTAGATAGTGGAAGTCGGTATAACCTGCTTGTAGCGTTCCTAGAAATGCTGCTGCTTTTACACGACTTTCGTATTCTTCTTGTGAGGCGACGTCTGAAACATTAACTTCTGTTAGGTTACAAAACTGATAGGGGCGAAGAGCGATCTCACAACAAGGGTTACAACCCCAATCTTTATCGTTGGACAAATAGATACCCGGCTCTCCCGATCCACTCTTACGAATACGCTCCCATAAATCCATAAAATATTCTTCATCAACCTTATGGCGAAGAATAACGGCAGAGTTATTTGCGCGGCCTCTTTGTGGTGCGGTTTCCCACCAGTTCCCTGTCTTTGACGAAATCATTTCATCGTCGTCAGCGGAAAACAAAGAAATAAGAGCAGCGCGACGAATACCACCCGCAAGAACAGCGTCAGCGATGTGGCAAATAATGTCGTGAACCTCAATAGGCTCTAGCTTATCCCCGTCTTCCTTATCTGAAAGAACACCTTCGATCTTCACAAGACACTCTTTTAGTGGTTGTGGTCCAGGTGCTTTACCACCCGACGTAACCAAACGAGATCCTTTTGGTCTAATGTCCGAAAAGTCAAACCGAAGTTTAGACTTTCCCTTGAAATAGGAATGAACCAGCGCCTTTACTGCGTCAGCCCAGCCCTCAATGGAGTCAGCGATCAGAAAGCGTCGTGTTCTGCGAGTGTTCGGTCGGCGGATCTCGGGCAGTTTCTCAACGTGGTGACCCTGGACTGAAAAGCCCACACCCGTTCCGCCGAGAAGCAAAAACATAGTTTCGGAAAAAGCACACGGGTGATCTATCGGTAAGTAAGCACAGTTATAAACTCTGTTTGGAGCAACCTCAATAGGCTTCCCAGCGAACTGCATAGAACGCATAGACGGAAGGACCTTCTTCTTTCTTACGAACTTATTATAAACATTTACAATCTCGTCAGTTAATTCAGGATAGTTTTTTATATGCATTTGCATGTTCCTATTGACTAACTCATCCCAAGTTTCCCGACGATTTGAATCAGGAAGGTATTTGGCGTATTTCATGTGGACTGTAATGTCCGATAAGATCTTTGTTGCTATTTCCATCAATCACCTCCTTTTTTTGTGTCTAACAGGTTTCTATACTGATCTTTCAAATGGTTCATTTGGCGCGTTGCTGTATTCTTTTTTAGGTCTTCGATACTTTCATTTGTTGGCTCCAAAACACGAATTTTTACATTGCTCGTATCCATAAACACGGGAAAAATAATCCCGTCTGCGCCGTTTCTATTCTTGGCGACATAAATTCTGCCGGTGTTGTTGCTCCGATCTTCAATTGTACGAGACAGAGAAAAGATAAAATCGGCAACAAAACACTTGTTGAATGCTTCTGAGATTGCTTCCATTGTTACAATCTCCGCATTCACACCGGATCTGTTCGTTTGTGATGCTGTCCATAGTGGACACTTGTATTTTTGAGCGAGGCCACGAAGCGATTCATAAATCGATTCCAAGTCATGCCTCTTATCTTTATAACTAGTTGATGGCTTGAGAAGATCTGCATAGTCAACGATGATCATACCCACTTCTACCCCCCTAGAAACCAACTTTTCTAAATGTCTATCGAGGGTTACAGTTTTTGCAAATTTTGTTGGATAAGACTTCACAACGAGCGCTCCTGGGACTTCTTTGATCGAATCCAGCACATCTTCTTGTCTATCTTTGAGATCATTGAGTTTGATCTCGGAAATACAAGAGTCGTATCGTTGCGCAACTACCTTATCTGAAAGTTCCAATGTGTAGTGAACAACTGTTTTCCCTTCTTGTACTGCAGCGGCTCCCAAATGAACGAGAGCCATTGACTTTCCTGCTCCCGTTGGAGCAATACACACTCCCAGTTCCTCTGCGCCAAGCCCGCCTTGAGAAAGTCCGTCAATCAAATCCCATCCTGTTGTCACTGGATGTCTCGGCCTTTCTACATAACGTGCTTCAAAATCTTTAATAAAATCATGACCAAAATCATTGTCCATCCCTAGTTTTAGTGCTTCATCAATAACTCCCTTGACTTCATCAAAAGACGAAACCTTGATAAGAGAGATAGAATGAATAATTGCTTCTTGTAGTTTTTGCTTCTTGCAAAAGTCCAGCGCTTGGTTCTTGATGAACTCTGCGTCTGCAATGCTCTTGTTCCCGATTGCTTTTGCGACAAAGTTTCTAATAACTTTTTGTGTGCTCTCGGGAAGATCCGAGATCTCGGTTCTAATGAGGGTCTCTAAAGTATCCTCACACGGATGAACTTTGTATTCGGCTCGGTGCTTGAAGATAAGCTTGGTAAGTTCTTGTAGCGCTTTATTCTCAAAGAATGAGATATCCAACACTTCTTCCATCTGATCAGCAAAAGGACGATCAAAAATGATCAACCTACATAGCTTTTCCTGAAATGACTTTCCAAACCGCTCAAAGTCGGCTTTATCGTATGGGGAGTCAACTAGCATATTCATTATTCCTCCTTGCTTTGTCGTTCTGCCTATTCACTACAATACGTGAATAAAGCTTGAGCGATGTCCAGTCATAGGCTCCAATGCCATCTCGAATAAAGTGTGCGTCAAAGTCTTTTTGGGAGTAAGAAAATGGCTGGTTGTGTGTGTCTCTAATCGCGTCCGAAACCACAATAGGAATGTTCGGCGCATACAACTGCATCATTTTATAATTACTCTGTAAAAGATCTTTTGAATTCAAAATTTTGGTATGGATTGACTTTTTGTCCTCGACATTCTCGCATATTTTATAGATGGAGTCAAGGCCATAAATCTTCTCTTCGGAAAGAAAAGGAAAGTGCTTTACGAGGGTTTTCATTCCTAACCCCTTGATACCAGGAAGGTTATCCGATCGATCGCCGTCTACTGAGCGTGCAAAGGCCATATTGTTCGGGTGAACTTTATAGCCCTCTACAACAGTTTTTGTTGTTTCGAACTTATCTGCGATTGGACGATAAACAATAACTTTATTACTACAAAGTTGTAGAAAGTCCTTATCGCTGGATACAATCACTTTTACTTTATCTCTTGCGTCTGGCATAGAGCATAGATAGGCTACTACATCGTCAGCCTCAATGCCGTCATACATATATTGCTTTGTCGGCAAGAAGTCGAGATACTCCATTAGTTTGATCTGTTGCCAGATCTTATTCTTCATTTTTTCGTCATCGGTTAGATTATCATAATTCCAGTTAACTTTAATCGGTTTCCGGCCTTCTTTGTATCCTTTGTTCTCGGATCTCTTTCTTACGGCTCCCCCCGGGCCATCCCAACAAATGTGAACTTCGTTGGGTTCGATCTCCCTAATACATTTTTGTAATGACTTCAGGAAACCATAAAACCCCCCAATTGGATCACCATTGGGACCAAGTGAGGGGTTGACTACGTAGGATCTCAAAAACATATTGAGAGCATCTACGATCATTATTTTTTCATTCTGCATGTGCAAACCACCTGTGTGATAGAAAATACTCTTCCAGTTGTGCTGCGACAACTGGCGGCAAGTAATTAATCTCGTGCATTTTCTCATCATTATTTTCTTTAATGATAAGTTTCTTTACACTTGCCCTTCTTGAATTGGAAGTATCCCAAACTCCTTTGAAATGCTTCTCAATCTGTTTTCGATCCAATGCGATCTGTTTTGGCGTTAGGACCTGAAAAGTCCCGGCGGACGAACGCCTCACATGTCCCCCTGATGTAGTTAGGCCGTACCATCCTGTTGCGATACTGTATTTCCCTTCTTCATCTATCTCTCTAATCACTCCGTATCTTTCTCCCGGTGAGGGGTTATAATACTCTACTAATCCTCCAATCAAAATCTTATCTCTCCTACCTCATCTTTTCCCACTGAATAAATAACCTTTTTTATACCCACATATTCCATTGCTGCTTGACACATTTGACAAGGTTTTGATAATTTCCAGTCACCTGTTTTATTTACACGAACGACATAAACATGCGAACTACTTGTGGAATCTCTATCGACTCCTAAAATAGCTCCAAGTTCGGCGTGTACAGTGGCGTGACTCGGACATTCTTTAAATCTTGCAGCAAACGAACTATACTGGTTCTTGTTTGTGCTTATGTTTAGTACCGATGACCCTTTGGCTAAAACTGCCCCGTGTTTGAAATTGCGGAATGAAGAAGTGGCTGCTGTTTTAGCAGCCAACTCCAACATTCTCCGCTCACGACTCGTCGGTATTCTCTTCTGGCTCATAATAGTCCTCTGCATTTCCAGTTCTCTCATCGAACTTTCGTACAACGACTTCATCCATGATCGCCAACGCTTCCTCTCGGAAAAGGGGGTCTTCCAGCTCTTTCGCCCAGTCAGCAGCACGGAACTTTTTGAGAGTTCCATCCCGGTAAGTAAGTGAATACCAAGCACCAGCCTTTACGCGATCAGAAATCTTGATCGCTTCCAGCCAACTTTCTTCGTCCATAATGGTGGGGTTATCAGTTCCCCATAAGATCTTGAAAGTGCAAGTTCTTCCCTCGGTTCCAAACCGAGACTTTTCGATCTTACATTTCAATTCTTTACCTAAACGAAAACCATTTTCATCTGTAATAAATGCGTTCTTCGCCTTTCGGTTGGTAAGCCACACACGTAATGAATAAACATACGCCAGCGCTTTACCACCTGGGGTGAAATAAGGCGTAGTCATCGCCTCTGCAATGTTTGATGTAATATTGGTTTTTAGTTGGTTTAGAATAAGAACAGTTGCTTGTTTATTAGCTACTGGAATGGATAGTTTTTGAGTTCCCTTGGACATAACGCGCGGCGTCATAGCCATTGATCCTAGCGGATTGAAATCTTTTTCAATGTCCGCTTTACAAGGAGTCATAGCCAAAGAATCCCAAATAAACAATACCCTATCCGTTGTTTGTTCCAAGATCGTCTCGATCATTTCTAGCACATTCTCTACTGTAAGTGCCTGAACATAAAGAAGATCTTCCAAGCTGCAGCCTGCCTTCTCCAAAAAAGAAGGGTCAAGGGCTGACTCGGAATCAAAATAAACAACAGAAATACCCTTCTTTTGAGCGTTCGCAGCGACCTGTGCGGCCATATACGACTTGCCCGTTGATTGAAGGCCAGCAATTTCAGTCCATTTCCCAACAGGGATCCCAGTGACTTTACCCTTACAAACGATAGAGTCTAGCCACCGAGAACCCGTTGGAATCCAGTCTTTGACTTCGGTCGGGTTGTCTTGAGTAAGATCATGGGCGACATTAACGCCCATTTTCTTATTCAAAAGATCTTTTAGATCTTTGATACCCATTAAACCAAGTCAGACAACGCGTCTGCGACGCGAGAAGAGCCGCCGTATGAAGTAGTTTGAGAAGATAGGCTCTCAACGTCCTCATTACCCGACATAAGAAACTCATCAAGAATTTGCTTTACCTCTTCGGGGGTCTTGCGGTTTTGCATACCGTCAATATCGGGCAGGTTTGCGAGCCAACCCTCTGCCTGATCCGAGTCCTTTGAAAGCGCACTTGGCTTCGGACGTGCTCGGACGTCAGTAGTAGGAAAGCCTCCTGCGGGCTTATCATAAGTCACCTTGAGGTCAAAACCCCCATCGGCATCAGTGATATCACCATAATCAGGATCAAGAACAGTGCGAAGCAATTGCTCATACACAGTCTTGGAATACGACCAGACCATAACGCCATCATCCTCACGACCTCGCACCACTACTGGTGAAAAGAAGCGAGCCTTAGCCGAAAGGTCTCTCGCCATAGAGCGACTATCCTCAGAGCCCTCGTCATACAGCTTGCGAACAAACTGATCGAGAACATCTTCCTCGCCAAAGTTCTTCTTCGGTGAAAGGAAGGGCGAAGTATTACCTACACGATAATGTACATAATACTGCTTGAATGGATCGCCATCAGGCGTGGGTAGAATACGCACTTGATACGTATTGCCGGGTTCCATTTTAAAATATGTGGCCCCATTACCTCGTCCATTACCATTTTGAAGTTGGTTCAACTTTTGTTTCATTTTTGACATGTCAATTCCCATTTTATCCTCCGTGGTTGTGAAAAACGGTTTCGCCGGGGGGGAAAGCCCCCACGACGACGACAGAGCCATTATAGCACGGCTCGGGGGCAGATGTCAAGCTCGGCGTGCCCCCCTTTTTCATTTTACTCTTCTATCAACTGCTCTTGTATCAAGGAAGAATACTGTACAATGTAGCCATAGTTATAATCGAGATCTGACTTATAGATCACGAAAGAAGAACTGTTCGAAGGCTCTTCTTCGTTGTTCTTCGTATTGAAGTCTTTGATCTCCATCAGCTTGGCGGGCTGTTTGAGTGTTTCATCATTTAGAATGTAAATGAAGTTTGTGTCTCGCGGATACGCAAGATTATAATAAAAGCGCTTCTCAAAGGCGCCCGTATCGAAAACCCCAAGTGTTCCTATTCTTGCTGTCTCAACTGGATCATCAGTCGTGTTTAGAATAGGTTGTTGTGATTTACAAAAGTTGATCATATGGAATGTTGATGCGACAACATCATTGATCTGATCATAATAGTTTAGAATGTTTGTCTCTGGATTTATTTTCTCCAGTTCTTTATTGTCCATAATAAAGATCCTATCAAGCAAACCAGATCTCGCAAACTCTTGTAAAATCATCAGGGTTGCTCTTTGGTGAAGTTTCGAAGTTCCGTTGATTGTGTTTTCGTCAGACTTGATAAAGATAACAGTCTTGCTATTTTGTTTTACCTCGGCCATTGTGACCAAAGAAATAGCAGCCGACTTTGAGGCTCCTGAAACAACAAAGAGCAAGTCATCATCTTCAGCAAAGTCCCGAAGCTTCTTTGCCCACCTTCTCTTCGCAGAAGTCATTTTCTCTTCCAGATCTTCTACTTTCTTTGCGGCAGGAACTTTATAGTCGCCTTTCTCCGAGAAGGAGAAAACCTTATAGTCATAATACTTTAGGAACTTCTGGGCTATGTTGTGACCAGCCGTCCCAATAGCAACGATTTTGTTTATCATTTAGATCTCCCTCATTTCTCCAAGGTTTTTCCCAGCCTTTATTGAGGACCGGAAGTCACCGAAGCGAGTGTTAGAGAACATTGTAGCGATTTCTTCGATAATGTCAAGGTCTTTCTTGCTCGCATCAAGAATAATACAGTCGTGAATAATAAAAGCCAAGTCGGTTTTTCTATTATTTAGATAGTTTTGTATCTCAAAAGCCTTCTCCAACACAATGTCGGCTGTTGTTGACTGGATAACATAGTTGATCGCATGATCATCGTCACATTCGATAACACGCCCAAAGGGTGTTTTTACATAATGACCGTGAAAATAGTCTTCTTTAATTTTTGTCTTGTCGTAAATCTTCTCCAAAGTCTTATTTGGGGAGGTTTTACCGTATAGCCATTGGAAGGCTCTCTTTTTAGCGCTCTCGCGTTTGCTTACCCGAGTGAATACGTTCTTCATGTTCCACATATGAATGTCTTCTAGGGGCTGTTCGTGGCCTGCTAGGGCCAACATAGTGCGAAGTTCGGCTGCGTTGTAATCAATCTCAACAAAAAGGTCGTTTTTTGGCTGTAATGCTTTCCGGAACTTTGCGGGAAGGTTTAGAATAGGAAAAGAATGCGGTTTGCACGTCAATCTTCCTGTAACCGTTCCGTATGGGTCATACTGTATCCACATATTTCCCTCTCTAACGCTCTTCAGCTTCGCTCTAAGGGCTTTCGTTGTGGCAAGACCCCCCGCGACACCAAAGTCAAAAAGAACTTCGTTATAGTTCATCTCACCAAGCAGACGATGGATGTTTAGCATGTGGTCGTAGTTCTGCGGTTTGGAATAGTTGAGAAGGACATTCTCGGTGATTGTGTTTTTGATCTCGCAAAAGTCAGTCAAGAACGACTTGGGAACGAAGTCATAGATACACCAGTCATCAATGTTTAGGTTGACTGTCTCAAATGCGAGATTGAAAGATTGGAGTTTTTTCTCAATCTTGTCATAGATCTCGATAAACTCCGCTGGACAACATTCTTTTAGGGTTGCCCCTTGTGCGTATACGGACGCGATATTTATATCGTCTCCGCGCAGGAGTGGGTGATAGGCCCAGGTTTCGTTGGAAAGCTGAACGTTATCAAGATCTTCGAAATGAAAAACGCCATCTTGATAGATAGCGTGGCATTGGTTTTTAGAATCTAGGGTTTGAAACAATTTTTACTCTCTTGTGACAAATCTCAAAAATCTATTCGCGCTCTCTGTCTCAATAGGACTGAAAGCGACTCCCGGCGTTGACTTAGCCGCGGCGAGGAGCCTTAAAGTTCGAGCCGAAAGCAAGACGTTTGAGTTGTGATTGAGTATATCGCAAAGCCCGGGTGATGTCAACTTCTTTCGCGACGGTCGTCATTGTTTTTTCAATCTTTTGTTTTTCCAACGGTTCAATAGAAACACCTAATTCAATTAATCTTATATCAAAAAAAGCCTTAAGCCAATAAGCATCACTGTATTTTTCTTTAAACACCTCTCTTGTTATAGGTTCCTTGGGGTAGATTAACTTTGTAACCCTGCAGGTATCAGTATAAGAAACGAAATCAGGAAACAACTGTATGAGATTGCTATAGAAGTCAAACATTTTGTTTTTTAAGTTTTCTATCTCAGTCATGAATGCCTTTTGATAGTAGAAGGCATAAAAGTCGCGACGAAAAACAACACTAGTATCTTCTTCGGACATCTCTTCCCCAACCATGTATCCAATTGCTTTTTTCTGCATAATCGGAGAATTGAGATTCGCTATCAATCTCCAGGGTGCATTTTTATCAATAAAAAAGCCAAACATGTTTGCGCTCTGAACCATTAACTGGAAGTTCGGATTATCGAAATATTTCTCATATATATCAACTATTTTCGTGTTATCTTCGGCTGATATTTCTATGGTTAATCCGTTATGAAGAGAATTGTTAAATTTTGAAGAAATATATTTATCTCTTGTAATTAAAAAAGTATCTCCAATAGATTCAGCGAAAAGAAAATACTCTTTTATAAAATCATCAAAGTTTCTTATTCTGTCTACGCGTGAATGTCTTACTAAATAATTCTTAATAAAAGAATTATAATTTAGATCCACAAGAGAATCATAATTGGATATGAAAACCGTATCATTATAACCCTGTTTGGGCTCCAATGTCACTAACTCATTTTGAGGAAATGTAAAAACCCCTCTAGCGAGATTGGTTTTAACAAAGTTTTTCAATTCTAGAAAGTTGTCAGCAACAAAGTCTAAAGCATAAACATCTCTTTCTAAACTTTTCAATTTTCTTAAATCATTAATATAAAATGAATCCAAATCTGGATCATAATAATTAAACCTTGCCTGTCTTCCCTCTAGTGTGGAGTCAGCTAAACCAAAATTAAAAAAAGCTACATCGTCATAAATTATTTTATTAATAAATTTATCTGATAATCTTCTTGGATTTTTCGAAATATTTTTTGCTATTGTAAAAGCCATGATTTAATTCGTCTCCCCCTCGATTAATACATCCCGGGCAGTGCGCCACCGCCGGTGGTGGACCCTACTGGTGTGGCGTTGCCATCTACGGCCGGATCTTGGTGCTTCCATCCCTCTGGCAGCGGATCATCGGGACCTTCAGCGCCAGTTGGCCCGGACGACGGCCGCGCCGCGAGATCGAGATCGCCGCCGACGACGATATCAAAACCGCCCGGGTTGGAGAGCTGCGCGATCGAATATATTACAGGGGTCGCGCGGCCATCTCCTTGATAGACGCAGTTTAAGTTTGTTTCAAAGAGGCCGCTCCCAATATCATAACGATGAGTGACCTTTGTAACAAAGTAATATCCTCCTATTTGAATTAATTTTCCGAACATAGTAGCCTCTCCGAACGATTCGGAGCTAATTCCCAATGCTGATGTTGGGTTAAAATATATATATTGGGCTGGAAACATAAACGAGCTTCCGAATATTGTCATATCGATATTATAAGGCTCCGATCTAACAAAGCCTAAACCAGATTGGGCCCTTATGATCGCTGCATCCCGCAGACCGGGGATTTGTAGCTTGCTAAAAGAAACATTTTTTAATACACCAAAGTTATTTCCAAACTCAAACCAATATATACCACGATTCATATCGAGGGTGCGCTGGGCGGAGATGCTGGGCGAATCGCTGATAGCTGGAATAGCTATCCCGGCATCGAAGGCTTGGAAGAACAAAGCAGGTCGTGTGCGGGACTGTGGTGTTAAGATATTATTAAGGCCCTCGGGAAGATGTCCGGGTACCGCCTCCTTGAGGTCCTCAACTAAAGGTATCGGGGTATCGGTAGTAATATATTGGTCTTGATATTTATAGTCAATCTCGAAACTACTAAAGTTGGTCTGAACTGTCGAAGGCAGATATTTAGTTTCCACTACAGCACTTAAAGCATTTTTCTGACAGAATTCCTCAACAAGCTGCTTGATAAAGTTTTTAAAGCCAAATTGAGTTCGCGTACGCAATACAATCTTATCCATAAAGAATTCTCTGAACTGTCTTAAAGAGATTAAAATATCACAAACATTTAATATATATTTTTTTCCTGGGTGATCGTCGTCGGGATTTGTTATAAAATCAGAATATATTATTGGCCCACTAATGAAGTAGGGCTCTTCGTCGAAACCTAAACCCTGATAGAAGCGCTCGTTTCTAGCTGCTTTTACCACGGTGTCTAGAATATCTCCCAATCTAAAAAATGGAATAGTATAATATTCATAGCGATCATGATCAAAATACAAAGAGGGCATGCCCTCCTCGGCCGTTCTGCCGAACAGGTCTCTAGCATCGTCACTATCGGCGCCGCGGAGCGCTTCTTCAATATCATCAATACCGAAATATGTAGATATCTCGTTATCTCTTCCGGGGTTTAGTACTTCTATCTCAAAATTGGCGTTACTTAACGCCTCTGCATTATATCTTTGCAACAAGAGCCCTTCAAGCGCCTCGGTGTCGTGTTGGGCGAGCGCTTCGAGCGCGGTTTCGAGGCTGGTGGTTCGTTCGTCGACTATTAAACTTTTTTTTAAATATAATCTATATAATTTTGTATCTTTAAAAAGTTCATTTAAAAAAGAGGAATAATTATTTAAAATATTCTCGTTTGCGGCAGTATTCACCAAGGACCGGTCTAAAAGAGTATCCGTGTTTCTGCCGGGAGCGAGGTCTGCATTTGCTAGTTGTAAATTGATTAGGTCTCTCCTTTCTTGCTCATAGGCGTTAATAAATGAATCCTCTGAATTTAAAAGAGCTAAAACATTTAAGTTATCAGCATTTAATACAAAATCTAATCTTCCTATAAACTCAATATTTAAATCGAAAGTACCATCTTCTAAAAAGTTAAAAGTAAATTGAATTTGATTTAAAACATATTTTGTTGTTAGGTTATCTAAAAATCCCGCTAGCGCCAGCACTTCGGGGTCAGAGTGATTTGTGGGGGCGCTCCAGCCAAATTCTAAAACAATATCTTGTTTCCTTCCCGTAAAGTTTTCGGTGATTATCGAGCCTTGGAAAAAATCTTCTTCGTTGTTGATCGGCTCGTCGCCGGTGGCGCGTATATTGTAGCCGGCTAAAATTAATTGTAAAGGAGAATTGTCAGCTGCCGATCCGAAACTTTCTATGTCGTCTGGTAAGAGATCCTGCAGAGTTTGAGAATATAATACAACATTAACTTTTTGCAATATTTTCTCTGTACCGAGGGTATCCCCAATACTTTCTATGTCAACACTTTTAACTCCGTATCCTCCACCTTTACCAAATGTTTTGTCGGTTATTTGCTGTAGTGCTCTGTCACTAAAAAAAGCTTCCAGCCTTATTGGAACATCGTCCTCGAACTCGTATGTAGAGTCTTCGCTGGACCATGAATAATTTCTTTTAAAAAATCGTATCTTTGGCGTTAAAGCAGATAGTTGTTTGGTTGATGCATTGAGCCAGTTTTGTGCGCCCGATCGGGCTCCGAATATGGAAGGCAATGAGGCGTGATTTTTGTCGGTTATTTGTAATATATTCGCTAGTTCTCGGAAATTTCGTGTCCCCTGGCTAGCCGAGCCCTGGAGTTTTTTAATTAGTCTCGGTGTAAGGGTGGCAAGTATTTCCCCTTCTCGATTAAATAATTCACTAATACTTTCAACCGGGCGATCTTCTTCTCCGGTGGCCGATTGCGGTCCTAGAATAGCATCTCGTACTCTTCGCCTCCCGGCCGGTGTCGAGAAGACCAGTGTATCCAAGTGGCTCTGGAGCGTTTGCTCCGTAAATGCCTCGTGTGACTCGGCCGAGACCCAACTGGTGTTGACGCTGTCGCGATAAACCAACCGCCACATGATGACAATCCGCAGCAAATCCGGAAAGTCATTAAATCTGTCGGGCGGATCGGGCACTGGGGTGTATTCGAGGTAATTAGCCAACTTGGTGCTTGGTGTTGGTGGCGATCCGCTAAAACCTTCAACGATATTTTCGATCGTCGCCAGCATGCGCTCATGTTTGTGTTGGGCCGCGGCGTCATGACCCGTGAGGGACGGGCGCCCGGGTGAAAACCCGGGGGGTGTGTGGCTTAGGAGGCGTCTTACAAGCATGGCCAGGTGGCCATCGGGGCCGGCGCTGCTATCAAACGCGGTGTCGTCTATATATCCTAGATATCGAGTCCAATAGCCATGGAGGGCATGATCTAAATATATCCTTTGCTCAAGATTTGCTAAAAACCGATCATAAACGCTATTAACGGCGATGCCGTCTGGTTCGGGAACAGTTTGAAAGTTATGCAGCTCATTCCAAACTCCGCTCAGGGCGGTTCGGAGCTTTAAAAGATTTCGGCGGTATGGCAGACCCATTATCCGTTAACCTCTTTTAAAATATCATCCAAAGGAAATGGAATGAAAACTGCCTCCCCTACCATAAAATGCGAATCAGTTGGCTTTTGATTGTAAAATCCTATAACCCACCACTTCGTCGGATCGCCATAATATGTATCAGCCAATTTTGCTAAGCGATCTTGTCTTTGCCAGATATGTGTCTGCACGGATAGGTTTAGACGATTAAGAGATTTAAATTTTGCTGTATCATATTGAATAATATGTTGCACCCCTCTCTTTTCTAGAACTTCATGATAAAGAGTGGAATTGTTTTTCAGTTTTGGTCTTGATGTATATCTACCCATTTATTATTCTCCACGTTCCCAACCAGCAATCATGCGGGCTGCTTCGGCGTCAGTTCTTGTTCCTCTGCCGGGTGCGGTCAATATATCTGCGGCCGCGGCGTTGGCGCGATCGAGCCGGGCATCTTCGCGGCTCCACCTCCTCGTCGCCCGGGAGTTAGCTCGGTCGATTTTCCTTTCTGCGCGGTTGGCGCGGCGTCGACGGAGTCGTCGTTGCCTTCGGGACGTCCCGTCGGCTTCGTCGCCCGCGGCGGCCGCTTCTGCCGCGGCGCCGGCAGGTGTTAAAGCATCATAAAGCTCGTCGTAATAGATCTTGAGACTTTCACTGGCCTGACCATACCCGATTACGTCTACTGATTGTTCAGAATTATCGGGGATAAAGAAATCTCGTTCCGCTGCGGCGTCGAATCCCATGGTTGCTTCGTGGATTATTGTTAATCCTAAAGATAGATCAAAATACGTTGGAGCTATACCATTTTCATGATCCACCCACGCTTGATCGGTGTCAAAAGAAGGGTTATAGTCTAGACCATCGATGGCACACACCAAATCCGGAATGTAGTTTGTATACTCTACTCTAACTAAAGGTGAACTGTTCATTACTTGATCGTGGAACCGGTCGCTGCCCGCATATCGGGGATATAACATGGTAATTAATCTTCTTAATCTATCCTGATTTTCTATCATGCTGATAGCTGAATTCCCAATGACCCTAAAGCCTATAGTTATTTTTCTTTGAGTGTTTTGAAATGTCATTATAGGATCCATACGACCATATACCATGGTGGGATTATAGTTACTGGCGTAGCTGTCTTGAAAGGTTGTTACGTACCCGGGGAAGTTCACCGAATAGTCGACTTTATCCAAACGGGTAATTTTTAAGTCCGCGCCCTTCTGGCGGGATAGCCCAGCTCCAAAATCTGTCATTCTCTAATTCCTCCTACGCGTTGACGACCGCGGGGCGTCCCTGCTGATTTACGGTATTTATAACGAAAGACTGCAGTCTCCTACCGTCTAGATTTAAATTAATCTGTAATGGCTCTCCTCCACCTCGCGACACTCCATCAAAACCGGTTCCAATGGCCGATACAACAGCATTAGTAACCGCGGCCGTCTGTGCTTCACCGGCAACTCCTCTGAACACGGTGGCGGCTTGGATTAAATCGGTTGCGGCTTTGGCCTTATCTATTTCGATCATCTCGATGCCCTCGCCCATGCTCACAATACCGTCAGCCGAGTCGATTGTTCCTATCATTTGTAAACCTTCTCCCAGGTTGCGTATGCCGCGACCGGCCATGGCAATGCCGCCCCCAAAAGCCAGGACGCCGATTGCGGCGGCGCCAAAAGCTATACCAATTGCTGGTAACAAGGCAGGGAGAGCGCCTAGGGCGCCGGCGATACCAGCCCCGACAGCGCCTGCGGCGCCGCCAATCCCTAATATACCTCCGATCTGAGCGAAGGCTCCAGCGAGAATGGCGAGGCCGGCCACTACACCACCTCCTGCTAGGGCTCTCTCGCCTCCGCTTAAGCTTGTAAAAAAATCTGTTACTGTGACGGTGGCTTTCGAAAACCAATCAACCGCATCAGCGAGCATTCGTGTTAGTGGAGCGACGGCTACCATCATATTTTGGAATGACTCTCTTAGGACGTCTGAAGTCTTGGCGGCATCCTGAACGCGGGCGTCGAAGGCTTCTGCTGTCATACCATAGCGCTCTAACATTCTCGCGTTTCTTTCGGCGGCCATAGAGCTTTCATTAAACATAGCGCTAACAACCTCAAGGGGCTGCTGCATCCCGTCTGCTATGGCTAAGCGCATTTGGGGCCCTACTTCTTCAAAAGTCTGGCCAGTTGATTCTAGCTGTGCTTTTATCATCTCGAAACGTTCGGCCGGCTCTGCGGTCATCATAGTGATCGTGTCGATAAATTCTCCCCCTATTGATCCCATAATCGCGTTCAACCTAGCTACCGCTTCGGAAGCAGAATCAAACTGTGTAAACTGACTAACAGCTCCGAAAGCGGCGTCTAGGGTACCCACAGCAACGCCCGCGCGCTCGGCGGCTTCCATAAGATCTAAAACAGCTGCCACGCCCCGCTCTCCAAAGAAAACTGCCGTATCGGCGGCTTCGTTGAAGTCATTAGTAACGGCACTCAAGGGACGTCCAAGATCGTCCGCAGCATTTGCTAACTGCATAGTTAATTCAGTAGCTTCGTCAGTGGACATTCCTAATCTTTGAGTTGCTAAAACCAGAGTGGGGACAATATCCGCACCCAAAGCGTCGAACTTAGTAGCCAATATCTTTAACTGTTTTTGTTCGTCTTCTGCCAAGCGATCGAAATCAGTATAAGTCTCTAATAGATTTTGTGTTTGCTCCGACAATTTCTCACTAGAGATCCCCAAACCAGCAATCTCAGTTCTCAGTTGGAATGATTCATAGGCAAATTCTCTAGAGAGACCGGTTGCTTTAGTGAAGCCGGCGGCCATGGCGTCCAAGCCAACCATCGCGGACAAAGTTCGCGATAATATCCCTAGTGGACTAACAGCTGCCGCGGCTTGTAGTGCAAAACCCTTAAGGTTTCCAGCGACTAGTTTTGTTGCAATACTAAATTTGGACATTGCTGGATCGGCCTTCTGGAGTCTATTGATTTGCATGCCAAATGCTGAGTTCGTTAGGCCGAGGCCCTCTGCAAACTTTCGGCCGGCCTCCGTACCCTCTTCAAGAGCGGCTGTTCTGCTTTCTAAAGCCTTAGTGCTCTTCTCTAGGGCGGCTACCTCCTGATAGAGAACGTCTAGACGGGCTTTCTCAGCATCACTGAGGGGGCCGATCGCGGCCTGTAGCAATTGCGCGATTTCAAGTTCTTTTTCCTTGAGTTCAATTGCTTCTGCTGTGACTTTGTTGCCTAGTCTCCGCAGCTCATCTAACTCCGCTTGAAGCTTAGCTAATTTCTCAATCTCGGCCGCTTCTTGGGCGACGGTCTTTGTGGGGGGAGGAGGTGGGGGTACCATGATTCTACCTTACTGGCCACGTAATGCCTGTTTCTCTTTCAAAATTTCTTATAGCTCTATCCAAGCGCGCTTTATCTCTATAGGTGTGGCTACGATCTAGACCATGTTTTTTAACTGCGGCGTCAGATCGGCTATATTTCTTCTCGCTCGCAAGGGCCGTAATCAATGCAGCCATTTGAGAATCTGTCCCCCTTACGGAAAACTTATCTCCAAAACTGTAATTTCCAGTTGCAGCACCAATAAGAAACTTAAGTTTTCCCAATTGGATCTTAAGCTCGTTAGCAGTAACTTCTTTTAACTCTTTGGTAAAGTTTAAATTTAGAATATCACGCATAATACTCCTCCTTCTTTATAAATAGTTCGCAATCTAAAAGGTATCACTTTCTACCGTGTTTCACGGCGTCGGACTCGTCTTTTAGTTGTTTTTGTAGTCTAGTCAGGAACCACCTACGAAGCCCAACAGGCAAATTATATGATTCACGGATGTCAATATTCATGTGGTGTTTAAGGAGAAAGATCTCTTCCCAGACTAACTTTTGATATTCAGGAGTTAAAGCGAAAAAAGGACAATCCGATCGGGATTTCCGCCTCCTCCGTGTGTCCACAGTGTAAACATTTCTGTTCACCAAATAAATTAATTTTTGGTGTAAGTTTCATAATGCAATTTTTTACTTTACGAACTTCGTTAAGGGGTGCTTCATCAATAAATTGTTGAACCAATTCCTCTTTGTCGTTAACAGAAAGAATCGAAGAAGTTAATAGAAATTGATTTAAATTAAAATCCTTTTGCTTCTTTTTATCTTTTTGGATTTCCAAAATATAGTTTTCATCTTCACCGATCATCAATCTAAACTCTACTTTAGCATTAATACTGGGAAGGTCTATTAAAAGGGTACCCTCTTCGGTTACTTCGAATTCATCCAGCCCGGTACCGTGTTCAATGTTAAGACACTCGCTTAATAGAAATGTTTGCTGGAATGTTTTCAAGCAAGCTTTACATCTTATCTTTACTTCATAATCATCACCATAAGCCAATCGACGTGTGTGATAAAAGACTGCATTTCGATCTGCAACCAATAAATCTTCCACATCAACTTCCTTATCGATAATAATTGCTGATAGAAGTTTATCCAACACATTACCTTCTTTAACAGCTGTTTGATTCGTTAATAAATCTTCTTCTTTTGCTGTCATGTGTCGGATTTCAATTGTCTCTTTTTGATAAAGAGGATGTTCTGTATGATAAAACTTTCCCTTTGATGGAAGTTCAACAAACTCTGTTGATAAAACAAAAGAAAAATCTGAAGAGGGTCTAGCCTCAACAGATTCTTTATTTTTATTGTCTGATGACAATCTCGCGCTATTATTTCTCATTAATTACCTTTAAGCTATGCCCCTTCGAACCCGGCCGGCCTTATCCCGCCGTCAACTTCGAAAGTGAAGAAGTCATATTTAAGTTCTAGGGCAATTCCGGAGACGTTCTCGGAACTATAATCTAATGACTGCTCAAAGTCGACTTTCTTAATCCAGGTATTTTTAAGGGTGTATACAGCCTTTTTTACTTCGCCGGCAGTACCGCCGCCGAGTTGGCGTAACTGGACGCTGCCCAGACCAAACTGTGACTTCGGAGTTAAAGAAGTTTGGGCAACTGCTTGAGCACTGGGAATCTGGTATCCGGCTTCGGAAATCTTTTGCAAGATCTTTCCAGATGTTTGCTCATCAATTGCATCAATTAGTTTAACTGTAATTGTATTGTAAGTAATCCGACCCGGGTAATGAAATTGATGATTTAAAAAGTTAACTTCCGTCGATCCGAGCTCCATGGTTGGCAAGTTAACTCCCATTACTGTATAAGTTGGGATAAACTCGTCGCCACCGCCAAGGTCAACTAAGAATTTAAAATTTCTTCTAGGTTCTGAAACTCCGCCGCCCCAAAATGCCATATTCTATTCTCCTTTTAATTAATCGTCAAAGCTAGCGCCGGCTCCGAAGATCTCGAAGTCTAGAGCAATGAATTCGATTGCTCGCGCTGGCTTAAGAAGCACTCTAGCATATAGAATGTTTCTATCCACCAAGTCTGGTGTTGTTGTTGTACTATCTAATATGAACCGGAAATCCTCCAATCCGAGGCCGGCCTTAACTGAATCTAGGAATGGCACTGCTTCATTCCGGAAACTATTCCAAGTAGCTTCTACATTCTGCTCAAATAGTATCGAGCTAGATATTCGGCTAATCTCTTTCTTGATGAAGATCAATAGTCTTCTTACATTAATCCTATCCAATGCGGAAGCTGTGGCTTGCAGTGTCTTCTGTCCAAAAATAACAACTCCTTCTGCCGGGAACTGAGCAATCGGATTGATGTTCTGCTCATAAAGGCTATCTCGGTCTCTCTTTCGTAGACCTATCGAGGCGCCCAGGACAGTAAGTCCGGTAAGCCCCGAAGATAGACCACCCCGTACGAAGCCCGCGGGGGCGAACCAAGGCGCTGCTACCGCATCAGTGTATCCCATAGCGGCAATGCCGGCTACGGAGGGTGGTACGTATAGACGCAGGCCCGATGATCGATCCTGTATTTGTACGTACGGGTAGAAACATGCAGCGTAGCTTGTATTAAGCTGTCGATCCCGAAGACTGCTTACAGCCGCCGATACGTTCGGTGCTGTCGACAGATTCGTCGGGGAGCTTCCCAATTCAAAGCGTGGCTGATAGTCATTCTCGATATCGATAACTGCCATTGTGTCGCGACGATTCTCAGCCATTTCGATTAACAGATTGGTGATTGCCGGATCGACAATACCCGGAATAGCTGTGAGGTTCTGCTCCACAACTTCAGGGTCTCTAATCGTATCGATTGCTTTCCTTAGAGAGTAATAGGTATAGCTAGTAGTCTCAGTGGCGTCGTCCTCTATGAACTGGTTGGCGAAAGGCTCCGGGTTAACAATGTTAGTCCCATCGAAGCCGCCGACCATAGGCATTGTGAACTGATTAAAACCAGCTTCCAGCACTGCTCGGTATGAGTCGACGTTGTTGTAGCCACCCGCAGAGTAGTACCCAAGATTGGTAATGGAATTACCGGCTAGCCGAGAGCCGGAAACGTAATAAACTTCAAGAGAGGAAGTCGCGAACCCGGGTGTGGCGGATCCTTGCTGTACGTCGTCTAGTGAGAAGATGTGCGAATAGGAAGTGCCGGCTACGACGACATTAGGATCGGTACCCGCCGCCTTGGCTAGTAGCCGGTTAAAATCGATATAACCTCTATCGTGATTGGTGTACATACCATTAGAGTTAACTCCAAAGTAAGCGTTCTCTCTTAAGGCGATATAGGTTGAGTCTGCTCGGAGAGGAGCAGCGGGGTATTTGAGAGAGATTGTGTTTGTTGAGCCAGAGAAACAGACATTATTAACGGGGACGTCACTGGCGTGGAAGAGCAGCGTTCCGGATAGGTGGCCATTCGGTCCCCCTAGGGGTGTTTGCCAGGTGCTGGGGCCGGTACCGGTCGCTGGGGCGGCGTAATTGGTGCCGGCGGCATATGTACCTTGAGTGGTGGTGCCGGTGGGCGCTGCCCAGCCAATTGTGTAATCAGAGTACTTCACTCGGCCGAAATATCCAAATGGAAGGAATTCTGAATTTAGAGTCCCATCGTATAGGGCCCGGGGAGCATCTAATCTAATGTAATCAGATCGGTTGTTATGTTCTCCATATTCAACATACCGGCGATCAAGGTCACTCCAAACTTTATATTTGTCACCGATGCGGGCAGCAATAAAGTTTTCAGAAGCCGGGTTAAGGTTAACACCGTTAAACTGTTCTAGAACGTTGGGAATCTGATCGGTATCAGAACCGGCGCGCACCAAAACGCTGAATGTACCGTAGGGATTAACGAGGGGGTTTGTGCTCGCTTTGATATCTGTTATAGAGATTTTTAGATTCCCTATATCATAAATGCCGCGGGCGTTACGGGCGACGAACCGGAAAAGTTTTGTTAAGGCTGCAGGATCATAAGCGCCGAATACATCAAGATCCTGTGGAACTAAGAAACCAGTGCTAGCCTTGTTGGCTGAATAACTGCGGTTCATATGTTCTTGTTCACCGGTGCCGCCGTCGACCTCAAGTAAAGTAGTGGCAGCGAAACTGCTATTAGAGAAAGCTGTTAAACCTCCAAGATCATCGTCCACCGAGGATTCATATGTTTCACCAAGCCAGTAGTTAAGCCTGTCGGCTTCGCCATAATAAGTTGAGTTTGTAAATTCAGGGTTGGTATTGAGAACCTTACGAATGTAAATATCAGAATCCCTATCAAGAGATACAGAACTAGTTAAGGCTGTTGACCCCTTGGCGTTGGTAATTACGATTTTGAAAACACCACTGGACGCGCCAACTTCGGAAGGTATGAGAGTGCCGGCGCTTTGGATTGAGCCAGACAGGACTTCTACAGAAACTGAACCTGTTGTTGCATAAATGACTGCGGCTAGTGAACCTGTACCGGTTGCGCTGAGGGAGCCGGTGGTGGCTGCTGGCCATGTGGCAGATCCGCTGCCGTCGCCCGAAAGGTTAAAATAGAAAAGTCCATGTGCATTTTCCACATTCCATCCGGCGGCGCCTTCTGCGGTTGCATTTGTGGATGCCTCACCCAAAACTCTTACATATGTAAGGGGGGCGGAATTCCTCAAGAAAGCATCGGCGGCGTACATGCCGTATGTGGGGGCTGTCTTACTACCCTCTCTCCACACATCTCCTCCGCCGGCGCCGGGGACGGGTTCACCAAAAATACGCAAAAGATCTTCACGAGTCCTTAGCTTAACCGGTGTCATCGCCGGCCCTTTTTGCGCTCGGCCGATAATCGCTGGGCCAATTGGCTCGCGGGGCTCGGTGCGTGCCGATCTATCTATTTCCCGGGTCTCTACTCCGGGTGAAACGAATCTAAACTTATCTACTGCCATTTAAAATCTCCTCTAGAGAAAATTGTTCATTAATAAATAGTGCCAGCAAATGTAAAAAGACAAACGTTATCAATCTAAATCTGCCTTCTTAGAAAACTGTTGTGGTGTATTTAAACCGTCACTAGGGAAAATTACTGTTTCTCTTGGAAAACGGTACTCTACAATTGATTCTCTTATTTTTAATGTGGGCTGGGTGCCATTTTTCTCATCACCAAATAGATAGCCTAAAACATCAAATTTTATCTCTGTTGTAAACAATCTTTCCTCGCTACCAAGGTTGGCGACATTATCACTCTGACTTAGGCTTCCGTCAATAAATAGTTCATAACTATGGCTAAAGTTTTCTATTACTCTATAATTAATCGATCCTGGTCTCGTTATGAATGGAGTGACCATGGTATTCATCTGGGTCTGGTAGTTGCTCTTTAATGTTATAAGATAGCTGGTATCGATATATACCAGCTGGGGGATGGAGATGAATTGGAAAACTCTTTTAGGGTTATCGAACTTAAAGTTTTCTTGATTATAAGTTCTTTTGGAAAGGGCGTTTGCAAACTCTTTAGTTTTTCCTTGCATAAGCCTCTTTGCTATGGTTATGGAGCCACCCTGTATATCATCCACCGGTGGAACATTTGCCCAGATACTACCTCTATTTGAGAGATCTTTATTAATGCCCGTTCTCTGAATTGTTATAACTGGTAGTTCAAAAATTCCTTCTTTTCTCGGCTTATCCTTTGATAAAAATGCCCTTTCCGGGCTCACCCACTGTACGGGTACCTTCCGGAACGATGTATTTGACCTAACTGATATATTAAAAGTCTCATCTAGAAATCTGAACACTGCTGTATCAATGTTTTCAATGGTAGAAGGATTGAATGGTATTTCAATTAAGTTTTCAGAAAAATTATTGTCCATCGAACATCCCCTCTCGTGACTTGATACACATAGCAGTTATTTCGAATCTACTTTGTGCTTGCCCAAAGAGAAGCCTAGGCTCTATGAGCGTTGTTATCTCGAAAAGATCATCTAAATATTGAATAAAATCACCCTCTCTGACATAAAGATCTTGGTCTTCTGTCAACCTTCTCTTGTGAAAATTAACTTTTATTTTAAATGTTTTGTCTAAACCGTAGTTGTGTGTCTCGGTCTCTATTCCTTCCCAACCGACTAAAGCATATACTCGTATAGGGGGGAGGAATGTTTTTTCAATTGCTTCTCCGTAAAGTGAATGATAATTTGTATGTTCCAAAGACAAAGGATAGTAAACAATAGTCTGACCTATAACACGCTCTATGATCTCATCATTTACTTGTTTGACAAGATCTTTTTCTTTATCATTGAAAAATAAAGGAGGAGGCGGTGAAGCCGGTCTAGACCATTTGTTGTCAGCCATTAGGAACTACCTTGCGGGCCAGTATAGATAGGCATAGGAATCTGCTTGAATGTCTCCATGGCAGCCACCGTCTTCGCCTGATCGTCTTGGGCCAACTTCACATATGTAAGCTCGTCCAAGATCGTCTTGAGTTCAGTTCTCAAAAGATCTTTTTCTGTCTTACTCTCGTCTTTTAGAGCTGTCCCGTTAAGGGTTACACTCTCACCCGGGATGGGCACAGTGGCAAATTTGGAGCGTACTTCCCCTAACTGGCCTTTTGCGACAGCCAAGGCGTAGCGGCGAATCCAGTGCTTCCCTATCGCATTTATACTTGCATAAGGCAAGTTCTCATAAGGAAGGGTGTTTAGGTTATTAACGCCATCGATAGTCTTCTGAACATAAGCAGATGTAGAAGATAAAGCAGATTCTAATACTGTGAACTCAAACCACACTTTCCTTGGCTGCACGATAGTAGGAGCAGGAAATAGACGAAGCTTGTTATTTCTCAATTGATAAGAAAACCCACTCGTTCTTGTGGCAATGTTATCCTCAAAGGCCATGGCCTGAGCTTTATTTTGCCATGTAGGTATAACTTCAAATGTGGAATCATCTGCATACTGACCATAATGAGCCAAGTTCCCTACGGTGTTTAATCCACCATAATAACCATAGAATCTCCACATCGCTTGTGGTGTTTTAAAGAATACTTTTCGAATTATAATTCTCTTATCTGTTCCCACAGTTCCGGAGAATTCAGCACTATTTCGGAGGATACTTTCTAAATCGTAATCCGGCTCATTAACCACAGCAGCAAAAGAAGCTGAATAAATGGTGGTAAGTCCGCCAACTCTGACTTCCGTACCTACTGCATCACCCACCCTGCGTGAGTATTCAAATGCAAACTTGGTAAACTTAGTGCTAGCATTTGATCCAGATAACGATCCAGTAGTTATTGTTCCGTCAGAATCAAATGAACCTGTCTCAGATCCCAAGAGATCGGATAAAGAGTTTTTGCTTTGATGCAAATTAACCAAATAAGAGTATTCCACAACTGCGTCTTCATAGGCAGCATAAACATTCCCAGCCGTCAGTTCGATGTCTAAGACATCACCACCTAACATTTTGTAAGTATAAGCAACTTGATCTGCTGCGCCGCTCAAAAATGCATTGGATGAGGCATAAATACCATATGGTAAAGTTGTTGAAACACTAGTGGTAGTGCCGGTTGCCGGTAGGGTAACAGCTGATACTGTTGAAACAGGCGTGAGAACGGGTAAGGCCATAGGCGAGATCTCCTTCTTAGTAAATAGTTATGGCAAAAAGAAAACCCCCGGCAAAAACCGGGGGTCTCCGTGATTAACTAAAAGTCAATCTTAGCCAAGGAAATCAGAAACGATTACCAAGCCGTACATATCAGGACGGACCATCTTCTTGGCGTATCGGGTCATAACACCCTTACGAGGCACGAAGTCCTCTACACCGAAGATTGTCGGAGTTACCTGGAGCGGTACGTATGGAGCGTAGACATAGCCACTCTCTAGGAAGCTAGCGCCTCGACGGCCTACCAAACACACATTGCGTAGGAAGTAGGGATCGACGAAAACGTCAAACTTCTTGCTGAGCGAGCCAACCTTGACAGCACCAATGGTTCCACGATCATCATCGTGAGTTACAGAGGCTCGGAAGCCAGCGGTAAACTCAAGGATGTTCGCCATCTCGGGGGACACAACAATAAAGTTGGCTCCTCCGCGAAGGGTCTTCCGGTGAATCTGAGCGGAAACATCGTTGATTGTCTCAAGGAGTGTCTCATACCATTCGGAAACATTACCAGTGAAGTCCGGACCAACAGTTCCATTAGCAGTTAAGTCAGCACCGGTTGCCGGGTTGACGAACTTACCAGGACGACGTGACCAATACTGTGTATCGGCTTCGGCGCCGACGACGAGGTCTTCAAGAATCTCACGGTCAATCTCTAGAGCAATCTGCTCTGACAGGATTGATGTAAGCTCAACCTCAGCGTCTAGGTTGTGGTAGGCGTTTAAGTCCTGACCAAGCTCTGGAGTCCATTTGGCCTTCATCTTCTTAGTCATCGCTGTGACGCTTACTGAGTCAACCTTGATGTCGATCTCGGGGATATCAGCAGTACCCTCCAGTCCCCACTGCGGATCACCAACGACAGAGCCTAGGGCTCCCCCAGTTTGATAATCATCATTTATAGCGAACTCAATATTGTGTTCGTTCATGAACTCGTTGGCTATATCCAACGGGGAGAGTAAGGCGGTGGGATCCTGTGCGAAGACAAGATAGTTAGTTGGCGCGCCGCCAGCAACCACCGCAGGATCGAACCTGTCCAGTGTCGACAAACGACGGATCCACGAAGCGCCGTTAGCTGCACTATTAACACCCCACATGGTTACTAGGTTTTCACGGTTCAATTGACCCCACTGTGGCGCTTGACCCGGAGTTGCTTCAACGATTGCAATTGTTGCCGCGGCCCAAGTTGATCCGCTGGCAGCTGCGCAGCAAATGTCAGGATCAAAACGCATTAAGGCTTGGGTATCATAACCTGCCGTGGCGCCTCCCCCGATGACGAGGGTACCATCCGCAGCGATTGTTCCGGAAGCAACAGGGTTGACGGTGACGTCGGGAGGAGCGGCTGCGGGGTCAACACTCGACGTCGGTGACGAGAAGCCACTGTTGAGACCATATGGTCCCTGCTCTGCGAAGCGGAAGCCATTAGCGTCCTCCCCTGCAAGAACAACACCACCAGTGATCTGCGCAGCAACGCGACCACCACCATAAATGGAGGAACCTGACGCGTTACCCATGTATCCGTCGTTGGCGAGTGTGCCAGTACCTAATTGTCCCGAGAATGTGAAGTCAAGGAAGAAGATGAGACCTGACGGAAGTGACATCGGCTGAACCGAGACCAAATCCTGTGCAACAAGTGAGCCGAAAACTCGGCGTACTAGAGGGAACGCAACAGCTGCGAAACCTTCTACATCACCACCTTGCATGGTGGATGACTCACGAAGAAGTTCTTTGGCTTGGTTCTCAAGAAGACGTGACATTTGGGTTTTACGTTCCCCGCTGTCAAGACCTTCAAGAAGACCAGTGCGCTCCCACTTCTCTACGAGAGCGTGTGATTCAGCGTGTAGATCACGCGGAACCATGCCTTCTGTTAATTTTTCTAGAATAGACATTTATTTTTCTCCTTTAAATTTTTATAGAATGCCTGCAAGTTTCTTCAATCGAAGAACCTCGCTGGACTCGTTTATTGTTTTAGTTTTTGTTGGACGAGCCCTTAATGTGCGAACTTTAAGTACTTCAGTTAGGTTTTGTGGTCCTGTATTCCTCACAGGATCAGACGAAACTGATTCTACTAATGTTTCGAACACCGATTTGACCTTATCGGTCGAATCTGCTCTATTGATCGCTTCGACAATTCTATTTTTTTGTCGCTCATTCAAGGAGGTATCTACCAGAGCTTTGTTTGTGAAGTGTAACTTCACATTGTGCAGATGTGATTCCGTAAGCTTATTCTGTAAACTTTCGATCAACACTGCGGAATTTTTGATTAGTTCATTTCTTTCACCGAGAGTGTCTTTGAGGGTTTTGACTTCCTCAGTTACTCTCTCAACTGCGTTTTTATATTCTTCTGCTTTTTCTTTGATATCGGTTGCTTCCAAACGAGCGAGCGCTAATTCATCTTCGAAAAAGATCTGTGAATCGGGCCGGCCTGCCCAGCCGCCCTTTTGCGCTGAAACATCAACTGTAAGTCTCTCCACAATAGCAGAAAGATCTTCTTCAGATATATCTATTTGCTCTTCGGTAAGCTCTTCGACTTTTGCTTTGCCCGTTTCCATATCAGCTTCGGCATCGTCAACAGCGTCTTCAACTTTTTTATTCATCTCATCTTCAAGATCACCTAAATCAATCTCAACAGTATCTTCATCGTCCTCGCCAATTGCAGCAACTTTCGAGGCAACTTGATCAAGGAGGTTTTGCGCTTGATCGAGGACGCCGCCGATATCGTCGACCAACTCTTTTGCTTCCTCTTTTACATCATCAACATCGGCATCGTATGCCGCGGGAAGCTCATCCTGTAACTCTGGGTGTGCTGCAATATCATCTTCGGCCGTATCTAGATCTAAAGCCATATTATCATCAGCCTCTTCTTCGTCTTGCTCTAGCAAGCGATCGACGGCTTCTTTTATTTGAGATGAATACTTTTGTATTACTTCAGCTTCTGCGTTGGCTTTCGCTGCTTCGCGAAGTTCCTTCGCATCAATTATGGCTTGTTCAAGCATGGACATTAAAATACTCCTTATTTTATAGTATTATTCTTAATAAATAGTTTGCAAAATCTTAAAAGTTATACCGTGACGAAATCTGGTGACGGATTAAAGTAAAACTGCCACGAACCGACAGAATTCCCCATAACCCTTATAACATCTCCGGATCCCGTGGGCTGCACCGTTGTTAGATAGCCGGGAGTGATTGAGCTAGCATAAACTTGCTTGGCCATTTCAAACTCCATGTCGGTTGCGGAACTGCTGATCGAAGCAGACATCGCTCCCTGATATCTAAGCCACCCCCGCACTAAGAAGCCATCAGTATTTGAAGATCCTAGAGCCAATACTGGAAGCGCTTCTGCTCCGGAAGTAGTTACTGAAGCCGTAAAGGCTAACTGTTCATCGGTTGACGTGAGATAATATATTGAGCCGGCTGTTGTGGATACGGCAGGATTACCTGATTTCGGATAATAAGTTTCTCCGGAGTAAAAAGCTTCTGCTATACTGAGGCGATCCGCGTGAGACGATAAGCGGAAATAGTTTTCTGCTGTATTATTTCCTTGATCTAGTGCTCCCGTAATTCGAGTTGAGCCGCTTACATTGAAAACAACAGTGGTTTTATTGAACGTGAAGTTTGCTTCGCCCCCGAATGCGGAGGCGTCATTAAATTGTATATAAGTATCGGATCCACCGGGGGAACCGCCACCAACACCGGAGAGGTTTGACCCGTCACCGTAGAATGTAGAAGCAGAGACATGGCCAGAAGCGGTAATATTGGAGATTGCGGCGACGTCGCTATTGAGGTTGATCGTCGTGCCGGCCGTTATTTCTACAGCATCAATCATACTGTTTAGGGACAACATCGTGTCCGAGACCAAACTGACATCGCCGGTCATGGATTCTAAAAAGACGGATCCGTTATTGGACGACAGCATGATCCCGGTGTCGCCGCTTAAGTTGACATCGCTGGTCATGGATTCTAATGAGACGGATCCGTTATTGGAAAGCAGAGAGATCCCGGTGTCGCCGCTCAAGTCTACGTTGCCGGCGTTGGAACTTATCGCGACGCCTGTCGCGCCCAGTAGGTCCATGTTGCCGGCACTGGCCTCCATTAGCATACTTCCGCCTAGGGCTTGAACATCGCTCCCGCTCAAAGAAAGAGTATTTTCGGAGTGAACGTCTATTCCCGCGTTGTTGTAAGTGGTTATTGAATTGACAGTGCCCGCGGGGCTTCCGACGCCGGCTCCGACCTGGAGCATGTCGTTGACTCCGCCGGCGCCGTCGTCGCCCATACCGGCGATGAGGGCGCCTGCAGGCGCGGTGACCGCGAAAACTCCCCCGACGGATGCGAGATCGATCAAAACATTGTCATCGGCTACAAGGGCATATTTGGCTGCTAACGCACCTCCACCAAGTGAGGCGGTGATATTGGATCCGCTCAACGAGAAGATGTAACCCGGTGATCCCGATCCAGTTGCGATAAGAGTTCCGGTAAGAACCAGTGTGCTTGTTGTTTTATCGAAAGTAAAGTCAGCCTCGCCCCCGAATGAAGAACCACCATCGTTGAACTGTATATAAGTATCGGATCCTGCGGGGGATCCGCCGCCACCAACACCGGAAAGGTTTGATCCGTCACCGTAGAATGCGGATGCGGATATGTTTTGGCTAGCCGATAAGTTGTTGACAGCAGATATATTTCCAGTAATATTGACAACAGAACCGCTCAAAGAAAGAGTGTTTGCGGAATGTACATCTATTCCGGCGCCGTCGCGTGATGCTATTGTATTATTAACACCGGAGAGGTTCGACGCCGCGCCCACTACATCTGTGGGTGCGCCACCATAGCCGCCCGCGCCGATCGTCACCTTGCCATTGGCTGAGATGATAGAAACCTCCGCGTTGGAGCTCGGGCCTGCATCGATCAAAATATCGTCATCAGCTACAAGGGCATACTTGCCTGTTACGCCCGCACCATAAGAAGAGTCAATTGCTGATCCGCTCAACGAGAAGATATAACCTGGGGCGCCAGATCCAGTTGCGATAAGAGTGCCAGTGAGAGCTAGCGTGCTTGTTGCTTTATCGAAAGTAAAGTCAGCTTCGCCCCCGAATGCGGAGGCGTCATTAAACTGTATATAAGTATCAGATCCACCGGGGGATCCGCTGCCGCCGGAAACGCCGGTGAGGTTTGATCCGTCACCGTAAAATGCGGATGCTGATATGATATTGCTAGCCGAAAGAGCATTTGTTTCATAGTTATAAACTAAACCATCAGATCCGGAGATAGTAGATCCGGAGATGAAGTTGACTTGTTTATCAGACAAGCCCCCTGCTACACTCACAGTGGAGCCTGATATATAAGCCCATCCTAAAAACCCTGTATTCGGCATTGTTTAATTCTCTTTTATCCTACTCCGACTGATCCTGACCAGTTAGCAGGAAGATCGGTATTTGATATTGATGTTGCGCCGGCGCGTATTTCGTAGTTGGCGGTTGCGCCTGATCCGCTTAGGAACAATGAACTAACTCTCCACTCATATATGTCGCTTAAGCCGGCGCCTTGAACAAAATAGTTGTCCGAGGTTGTGACACCCAGTTCAGAAAAGCCAACGCGCATTGGAGCAGATGCTGATATCTGAATAAAGCGTGTAACGGTGTTGAAACTAACCTCGTCAACGGTGGCGCCGCCAGTTGTTGTTCCTCTGAGGATATACGGCCTTCCACTGACTTGATACGCCGCGGTTTTCCCTATGCCATTTTTATATTGAAATGTTGCCATTTTCTTTTATCTCCTGTCGTCTAGACTTTCTTGTTGTTTTCTTCTTTTATTTTCTTTCTGTTGCTTTCTTTTCACGCGAATGTTTTTTTCATTCTTTTGCTCGGAAGGTTTTTTGTAATGTAGTCGTTCTC